AGGACATTTTCGCCAAGAACTGCACGGCGATCCGGGTCGAGGAGCGGTTGGCGCTCGCGGTCTACACGCCGGCGGCCTTCGGCAAGGTGACGGGCCTCGGCGCGCCGTAGGGTGCGGGCATGTTCGTGATCGTGACGGCTCCGCCAGTGGATATCACGCCGATCGTGTCGATCGACGAGGCCCTGGCGGAGTTCCGCGAGCAGGATCCGACGAGTGAGCCGGAGGCTTGGGCGCGGCGGATTGCGGCCGCGGAGCAGGCGTGGGAGCGGGAAACCGGCGTCAAGCTCCGCCGGCACACCGTCAAGGCGGAAGGCCGATCGGTGGCGCGCTCGCTGGTGTGGCTCCCGATCGGCCCGATCGTCACGATCAACACGTTCACGCTCGAGGGCACCGCGATCGATCCGGCCTCCGTGGCGATCGTCGGGATGAACACGTGCCGGCTCCTCGCCTCCGCCTCCGGGTGCGGGTGTGATCTGCGCGGCTGGCTCACGCTCGAGGCGGTGGTCGGGTACGAGCCGGCCACGATCGGCGCCGATCATCCGGATATCAAACAGGCCTTGCTCCAACTGATCGGCCATTGGAGTGAACACCGGGAGGCGGCGCAGAGTCAGACCGCGGCGCTTGGCGGCTCCGTGCTCGAGGTTCCGGAATCCTGGCGCCAGGCGCTCGATCGCTGGCGCCTGGTGGTGGCGGCCTGATGGCCGGCGGGCTGCTCAAGCATCGGATCGACGTGGATCGCCTGGCGCTCGTCTCAGACGGCGCCGGCGGCCATCTCGAGAATTGGAGCCCGCTCCTGACGTTCTATCCGGCGCACGTGACGCCAGGCGGGGCCACGAGCGTGGAGCGGCTCGTGGGGGATACCCGAATCGAGGCGCCAGGGGTGAGCGAAATCCTGATCCGCAAACCGGCCGGCCTCGAGCTCAGGGCCTCGGATCGGGTGACGTATCAGGGCCGCGTGATGCAGATCCGCGGCCTCGAGGACATCGACAACGGCCGGCGGTTTCTCCGGTTGTTCTGCGTGGAGGACGTGCCGTGAAAGACGCGATCGGCCTCGAGTTTTCCGTGGCGCCGCTCCTCAAGGCTCTGGCCTCGAGCTCTGAGGCGATCAAGGCCTCCGCCGGCCAGATCGTGGAGCGGTGGAGCCAGGCGGCCGCCGGGGCGATGCGTGGCGCGGTCCCGCTCGGCCAACAGAAACGGCGCAAGGGGCCGCATTTGCGGGACACGGTCAAAGTGACGCCACGCGGGCCGCTCGCCTATCAGGTGGCGGCCAGGGCGCCGCACGCGCATCTGTGGGAGGCCGGCACGGTGACACGGTTCCATCGGCGCTCCGGGAAATCGGTCGGTCGCATGCCGGCCGCCAATCGCCTGATCCCGATCGCCATGAGTCACCGGGGCCGGATGCTCGCGGAGCTCGAGCGGACGATCCCCAACAAGGATCTGGTGTGAGCGACAACCTCCCGCCGATCGTCCGGGCCGTGTTCCGACAGCTTGACGCCGATCCGACGCTCCGATCGCTGGCGCCGGGTGGCGTGCATTTCGCTCAAGGTCCGGAGGATATCCCGCTCCCGTGCGTCCTGATCACGATGCCGGATGCGGTCCAGTCGATCCAGGAGTTCGGCCGAACCGCGTATGAGGATGGCACGGTGCGGGTGTTCGCATGTGACGAATCCGCGAGCGCCGTTGAGGCGCAAGCGATCGCCGATCGCATCGATTGGCTGCTCCATGATCAACGGCTCGACACCGGGCCGGACTATGCGTGGATGGCCACGTTTCGGACCGCGGTCCATGCCGAATTGGTGGATGAGGATGATCTCGCCTATCAACGCCGGGGCGGTTCGTATCGCGTCCTGATGTCACGCCACTGAACGGGAGAAACCACCATGAGACTCGCCGGCCGAAATGCGGAAATCAAGATCACGGTGGGCGCGGGGACCGCGCTTGCGGTGCCGATGTCCAGTTACTCGATGAACATGGAGACGGAGCGGATCGACGCCACCAATTTCGGCGATCCGAACAAAGTGGAAGTCCAGGGGTTGCCGTCGCTCGGCGGCGATTTCTCCGGGTTCTACGAATCCACCGCGAGTTATCAACTGTTCGCGGCCGCCCTGGCGCCGGCACCGTCCACGCTCTCGATCGCGCCGGACAAGATCAATTTCCCGACGTGGCTCGTGTCCGGCCCGGCCAACATTTCGGCCTCGCTCAGCCAGGACGTGAACGGCGCGATCGAAATCTCCGGATCGTGGAGCGCTGCGGGCGCCTGGGATCTCGACGAGATGATCGTGGCGCCCACGCCGGCGCCCTAGCGGCCGGCCGTGTTCGCGTTGACGCTCCGCGGCGATCGCGGAACGGTGCTCCGGGGCCATGCGGAGGCCGGGACGTTCGGGCCGTGGAGTCTGGCGCCACGGCCGGGTAAGGCGCTTGCCGATCTGCGGGTGACGGGGGAGCGGCTCGATCCCTATCTCGGCCTCAAACCGCCCACCGGGATCCGGATCCATTTCCCGGCGCGGGCCACCGGCGCCAGCGGCACCGTCACCGCCACCACGGCCAGGCCGGCGCCGGCGCCGGCGGCTGCTGACGATCCACAGGCCTGGTGGACGTGGCGAGCGGTCCGGCGGGAGGCGCCGGGCCATTACGTGGTCGAAGGCCTTCCGGAAGTGAGTTGAACCGATGGCGCGGCGCAATGCGTTTGCCAGTACCGAAGTCCGGCGGCTCGAGCTCACGGAGGGCGATTGGATCGAGCTCAAAACGGAGCTCTCCGTGGGCGATCTGCAACTCCAACACTGGCTCCTGTTCGATGTCGATCCGGTGAATACCGCCAGCACGGGGCCGGACGGCAAGCCGCGGGTGGGTGTGCGGCCGCGCAAGGATACGGCGCTCGTGGCGGAGCTCGCCGTGGCGCTCGTGGGCTGGAATCTCGAGGATGCTGACGGGCCGGTTCCGCTCGCCTCGACCGCGGAGGATCGGGCGCTCCAATTGGCCAAGCTCCGGGAGCCGATCCTCGAGGAGCTCCGCGAGGCCTACCGGCGGCACTACGCCGGGCCGGCAGTCGAGGAAAAAAAAGAGCCTACGCCGATCACGATCGGGCCGTCCTGAGCGTGGCGCTCGCCACCGGGTGGGAACCGGACGTGATCGAGGCGCTCCCGGCCCATCGGTACAAGGCGCTCGTGGCGCTGCTCGAGGAGCGGGCCGCGGCGGTGCGACGGTAGGGGATCTGAGATGGCGCTCACGGCACGATTCACCGCCGACTTCTCACAGTTCGATGCGGCGCTCCAGGGCGCGGCCGTCTCGATCAACACGTTTGAGCGGGGCGTGAAATCGGCGGCCGCGGATCTCAATCGCCTGGCCTCGAGTCTGAGCGGCGCGGATATTCAACGCCAGGCGGCCACGCTCGCCAGTGCCATCGAATCGATCGGTGGAGCCGCCCGGCTCACCGCCAGTGAACAACAGAAATCGTTGGCCACGCTCGATCAGGCGCTCGAGAAATACCGGGCGCTTGGCGAACAGGCGCCGCGGGCCGTCGTGGAGCTCGCCGAACAACTGCGCAAGTTGCGGGTGGCCAACGAGGGCGTGGAACAGAGCGCCAAAGAGGCCACCACGGCGCAAACCGCGGTCGGCCGTACTTCCGAAGGCCTCACGAGTTCGCTCGCCAAGCTCGGGCCGATGATGGCGGCGACGTTTTCGGTGGGGGCGGTGACGGCGTTCGCCCGTGAAATCGTGGAGCTCGGCGGAAAGATTGCGGATACCTCAGAGCGCCTGGGAATCAGTGCGCGGGCGGTGCAGGAATTTCAGTACGCGGCCGAACAGACCGGCACGTCGATCGATGCGATCGGCGCGGCCGTGAGCAAGCTCGGAAAAGGCCTGGTCGAAGGCAAGGGGGTCGTGCCATCACTCGATCGGCTCAATCTGAGCCTGGCGGAGCTCCGGCAAATGGAGCCGGACAAGGCCTTTACTGCGGTCGCCGATGCGATCGGTAAGGTCGAGGATCCGATGCGCCAGAGTCAGATCGCCATGGAACTGTTCGGCCGCTCCGGGACTGAACTGTTGCCGGCGATGAAAACCGGGATCGGCGAATTGGCCACCGAAGCGGAAAAGCTCGGCCTGGTGCTGAGTGACGATGCGGTCAAATCGCTGGCCGATTTCGGCGATGCGTGGGATCGCCTGGTGCTCAAGCTCAAGGTGGGCGTGGCGGAAACGTTCCTGCAACTCCCGGATGCGATCCGGCTGATGAAGGATCAGGTATCCACGATTCCCGGCCTGATGTCCGGGATCGGGCGCGGGATCACGGAGGTATTTCACTCACTCGGCAAGGAAAGCGCCGGCGCGGCCTTTGCCCGCGGGTTTGCGATCGAGGCGGCCAAAGGGATTGACGACTCGCTCGACGCGATCATTGGCAAGGCCTTTGAACGGATCGACAAGTTCGATGCGGCCATCGGGATCACGCGCAAGCCGGTGCAGATCGGGCCAAGTGATGATGAGCTCGAGCGCCAACGATTGGCGGCGGAGGCCTACCGGAAGGAAATCACAAAGCTCCGGGACGAGTTGAGCGGTGCGGCGCTCGAGGGCGAGATCAAGCGGCTCACGGAGGCGTGGAACAAGCTGACGCCGGCGCAAAAGGAGAGCCAGGCGACGATCGATCGGATGCTCCCGAAGCTCGAGGAGCTCACGAAACAACACGCCACGCTCACGCCGGAGCTCGAGAAGCTCTATCAGGAAAACCGGAAACTGATCCCGACGATCCCGGACGTGACGGATCGATTCCGGAATCAGATCATCGTGCTCGGCAACTACAGCCGGGCGGCGGAGGAGGCACGTAACCGAATCGCGGGCCTCCGGACGGATGGCCTGTTGCCCACGCGGGATGTGCTGCAGGGGATGCAAGGCGCGCTCGAGAAGATCCCGCCCAAAACCAATGACATTACCGGCGCCATGGGCCGCATGGCGGAGGCCACGCGCAAGGCGAAAGAGGAGGCCGAAAAGCTCACCGCCATGAATTGGGGCGCCACGTTCGGCACGATTCTGACCGATGCGCTACGCGGCGGAGGATGGGAGGGCGCGGCGCGGGCTCTCGGCGGGCTGCTCGGCGACACGATTACGAGCTCGATGCAAGCCGCCACGCAAAAGGCGATCAAAGAGGACACGATCTCCACCGCCGGCGCGTTCGTGCAAGGGTTCGCGGGCGTGGCGGTGGGCGCGTTTGCCTCCGCCTACGTGGACGCGATTATCAGTGCGATCAATCACGACAAGAATTTCCGCCTGGCGCACGAGGCCGGCGCGGCGCTCGGCAGTGAGTTTGCGGCCGGGTTCGGCGGGCCGAAAGGATTCCGGCAATTCGCGGAGCTCGCCGGCGCCTCGAGCGATCAGATTGCGCGGGCCATGGTGGGCAGTGCCGAGAGTGTCCAGCAGGGGATCGCGGCGATCACGCCGATGCTCAACCAGTACAAACAGGCCTTAGACGGCCTGGCCACCGCGGCCGGGGGCACCGGCGATATCGGCGCCGGCCTGGCCAGGCAATTCGAGGCGATCACGAAAGCGCGCGATCAGGCGCGGCAGGCGAAACCGGATATCGGCCTCGAGGCGCTCAACAAGGTCGGATCGCTCACCGCCGAAAACATCGATCGGATCAACAACCTGGGCCTGATTACCGGAGGCGTGATCGCGAACACGGCCGGCCGCACCGGGGATCTCGTGGGTGCGATTCAATCGGTATCGCCGGCGCTCGAGTCGATCGCCAAGCTCCGGGAACAGTTCCAACTCACCGGGGAGCAACTCTCGCCGGCGACCGCGGAAGTCCTGAAGCTGTACGACACGATCACCAAAAACGC